CTTAAACTACATATAGATATATCTCAAGAGCGGGAGATGGGTTATCTCATATCCGACCCACAAGAGTATGCAGCAGAACAATTTATGGAATGGGTCTATGAAATGGTAAAGACCAATGACCTTTATCCCTGCATTGACGTAACAATAGAAGGAGAGAGCGAATGATTAAGGCATACGAGACGGAGACAGGGGGACACGGCACATACTGGCAAGTGTTTAAGTGGGTGCTAGGGCAAGAGCAGGATACTTTTATTGCTGATATGGAGAATGTATATGAAGCTATAAGGTACGCAAGAGAGCGAGGATTATCTATCACCCTGTACAGCACAGAGTGGCACGATAAATTAAAGAAAGAGGGAGAGAGCGAATGACTATATGTAAAGAGTGCGAGAGCGAGGAGCTTTATTCTATGGATACGGACGACCACGATTGTAAGTGTGGTGCTGTTTATTGCGGTAATTGTGACGCAGAATTCTCCAAAGAGGGAGAGCTATTAGCTTATGGAAAGGTAAAAATATGACTATATGCGGGGATCACCTAGTGCCGGTGAAAGAATGCGGGTGCAAGATATGACTACCTGCGCTCAATGCTTGAAGGATTATGAAGCTGACGATATTCTATGGGCTACGCCTACGGGAGAGCTAGAGGGCGATACTCGCCCCTATTGCGTAGCTTGCGCTCCCAACCAACCAAACTATGAAAGAGAGATATAACTATGAGCGAGTGCGAGAAGTGCGGTATTGCTATACCAACGGAGCAATTAAGTGGGCTGAACACCTGCCCTAAGTGCGTAACAGCGTGGATAAAAGAATATAAAAGCTATCACGATAGACGATACGGAAAGAGAGTAAAGGTATGAGCGAGTCAATGGAGCAACTAATGGAGAGGGAGATAGCGGAAGCTATCGCCACGCTGAACAAGGCAAACCGTGCCTTGGACAGGCTATTTAATACGACAGAGGGAGAGGGCAATGAGTGACACTATTGTAGTTAAAACTAAACCTTGCTGTGTCTGTGACCAGTACGAGGTATGGAGCTTGGATCGCCAAGCGGTAGAGAGCTGGCAAGGGGGAGAGTATATTCAAAATGCCTTCCCTGATATGTCGGCAGAGGATCGAGAACTGTTGATATCCGGTACGCACCCTGCGTGCTGGACTAAATTATTTGGAGAGGAAGAGGGCGACAATGAGTAAGTGGGAGCTGAAAGAGGATCAAGATATATCGTGGTGGCATTGCGGTCGAGCTGGTTATTGGGAAGGCGACGATGTTTACTGCTCTAAGTGCCAAAATAAACTAGATGAGGTGGCGTAATGGGAGAAGTGATTAGCTTTCACCCACCCAAGCAGGAACTTATCCTGTTATATGAGGTAGTAGACGAGAGCGGGAACGCCGAGTGGGGTGGCAACAGCGAGAGAGAGGCTCTTGCCTGGATAGCAACCTCACCGACAGCTGTAAGGATACTGGTATCGGGCTGGACAACAGATGATGATGACGCCTACCTAGTAGGTCAGCCGTTGGATATTACGGCAATCGTGAGAGAGGCTAGTAGATGAGCTACTGGCTGGTAATGGGAGCTGTCCTACTGGTAGGCTACCTTATGATTAAGAGAGGAAGATGATGAACGAAAAGCGTATGAAGTCTGCCGCAAGTCAGGCTGTCAGTTACAGGAACTACAGAAGAGCGAGAGATCGAGCTCTCACCAAGTTGGCTACTGCCCACTTTGAACACTACAAAGAATTGTTAGAGAAGGAGAAAGCCTTTGATGAACAAATGGGTAAGAAGTGGCTTGATATTAACGGCACTACTGCTGCTAGCCTCGTGGATACACGATCCAATTCCAGCTCTGCACCTACAAGTAAAGCCGGTAATCAAGGAGAGAACCAAAGCGACGATGGGGGAGAAGCGTGAGAACCGACAAACCGCTATCAAATTTAGTAAAGCTCTCGGATATTCGCCAAGAGAGAGAGCGTGCCTTGTCACCCTATGGACCCGTGAGAGCAGGTTTGACCACCTCGCAAAGAACCAGCGAGGAAGCTCGGCTTATGGAATTGCTCAACTCCTTAGAGAGCGTAGTGGAGACCCTGAACTTCAAATCCTTCACGGTCTACGATACATTGAACACCGCTATCGAGGGAGTGCGTGCCGCGCTCTGCGGCATCACGCCAGAGGTTGGTACTGATGATTGATTCCATTAGGAACGAGGATTGTCTAGCTACTATGGCCGATATGCCTGACAAGTATGTCGATATGGTGCTTACCTCGCCCCCTTATGACAACTTGCGTGCCTACAATGGATACTCTTTTGACTTTGAAGCGGTAGCTAGAGAGCTATTTAGGGTAACCAAGGACAACGGTATTGTTGTATGGGTTGTAGGTGACTCCACTATTAACGGATCGGAGACAGGCACTAGCTTCCGACAAGCTCTTTACTTTAAGGAGATTGGGTTTAAGCTGCACGACACTATGATTTATGAGAAAAATAGTCCAGCTTATCCAGCTAGTAAAAATAGCAACAGGTATACCCAGATATTCGAGTATATGTTTGTGTTTGCCAAAGGCACAGTGCATAAGCAGCTGATATGCGACAAGCCTAACAAGTGGGCAGGGCATAAAGATTTTTCCGGCAAACTAAAGAACCCAGTACCGGACTTTAGCCCTCGCAATAACATCTGGAAGTACACCACTTCCTTCAATGGGTGGAAGCACCCTGCTCCCTTCCCTGAAGCACTGGCCCAGGACCACATCTTATCTTGGTCAGTAGAAGGAGACATAGTCTACGATCCCTTTGCAGGCTCAGGCACTACAGCTGCGGTCTCTAAGAGATTGAAGCGCAAGTATATTGGTAGCGAAATTAGCGGTGAGTATTGTGCAATGATTCAGGAAAGGCTGCTACAATAAGCACGCTTGCCTCTCCGACTAACCCTCACCGTTTCAACCTCTTTCCGGTGGGGGTTAGTTCTTTTTAATCCAGTATTGATTATTAACTACCAAGGTTTCATACTCACCTTTATGGTGCAAGAGGAAAAGGTCAATGCCAGGCTTGGCCCGCAAGTGTAAGGGAAGATGACTTCCCCACTCGTAATCATCAAAGGCCATAATGCCACCGGACATAAGAAGTGGCCACGATAGTTCAGCGTCTAGTAGAACACCGACAGTTGTATGGTCTGCGTCTATGTAGATGAAGTCATACTTGGTAACGTGAACAGCTCTTGCCCTAATGAGGAAGTTATCTGTTCTACTTTCTATTGAAGTGACAGGAAAGTTCTTAACCTTATCCTTGTATGTATTAAACACATCAGCAAAGTCCATACTCTCGTGGGCTTCCTCATCACTACCTTCCCAGGTATCAACGTCAGTAAGGCGTGAGCCTTCGCCGGTAAGTATGTTCTCTAGTAACCATAGGCTGGCGTCACCAGTGAATACACCTAGCTGTAAGAAACGCAGGTTCTCTTTACCAGCATACTCTTTCAAGTACTCTTCAAAGTTATACTGTGCAGCTTGAACAAACCAGTTTGGGTATGTCACTTCATTACTACCACTGCACTAGGAAATGGAGCAGGACCTTGGCCACCAAACTTTAATCTACCCTTAACAAATCTAACCTCATTCATAATAACATTATCCCACCACCAGTTGGTGTCAGTGCGTGAGGGTACTAGGCATACTACGGTAATACCTTTCTTGGATTCCTCATTAGCCTTCTTCATAAACTTCTTTATTTCTCTGCCGTAAGGTGGGTTTAACCACACTGCGCCACCCTCTGAAACCTCAGCCCATTCAACAGCAAGTGCGTCACGACGCCAATCGGATTCGTGATCGGGTCCAAGGTAGTTAGGCACGACAGCAGATGAACGCAGCGCAGCTGCATCTAAAGTAAAGTTAAATTCTGTATGCAACTTCCCAAAGAAGTCACGAGGAGTAGACCACGTATCATCTAATGATGAGCGCATACCGCTGGTAAATCCTTGTGTCATCTATCCCCCATTGACATAGAAGCCATCTCCATTGAAAGTGATACCGCCTACTGCCCAGACGCGAGTCATAGACTCGTGACAGGTAACGCAGACTGGTAGCACCTCAGTGTCATACATACTGCGTTCAATAGTGTATGTGTTCTTACACTTAGCACACTCGTAATCATAGGTCATAACTTCACCGCTTCCTCTACGTCTAGGTATCCAACTATCTTCTCTACCTTGTTGTTGTTCTCAAACTCTGTGGTCGCTGGCATCTGGTGAATGAACCACTCAGGTTCATCTAACTCTGTGAGATCAAAGGAGTAGATACCAAGCGGTGTGCTGTTGATATAGAAGGGCAACAGGTCACGGTGGTAGGCCTGAGTGATGAGCTTACGATACTTCATCTGCTCTATAAGTAGCGTAGAATAATGGGTTTGGCGACACTTCAGTTCAATGAAGTGACCGGCTTTAGCACTGGTGCAGTCGAAGGCGTCATAGATACCAGGTGCTCTCTCTAAATCTGGGTAGAGATTAAGTTTAAGAAAGTCGAAAAGGATTAACTCGTTCATTACTGATAAGGGCTAGGCCCACCCAGTTTATTGTTTAGTTCACGCAAAGCACGGTCACATCTACGATCTGCGGTAGTTAAGTGACAGCCTAGTATCTCACCTATCTGTTCTAACTTAAGGTTCTCGTGATAGCGAAGCATAAGTATCTTCTGGTCTTCTTCATCTAGCTTCTGGTAAGCGCTCTTAATATCAATGAGCATATTGAGAAGGTTGCCACCTTCTGCTGGAGACGATGAACCCTTCGGCTGGCCATCTCTAATCATCTCTTGTGCCTGCTCTAGCACAGTACCGTCTATCACTGAGGCAATAACAAAGGGTAGCAACTGACCTAATGTTCCGGTCTGATAGTAGGCTTCATCACCTAACTGATAGCCGGACTTGGTTGCCTTCTCCTTGCGTGCAAAGCGTTCAGCTGCACGCTTCATCTGCCACGCAATCTTCTGCTCGTTATGTCTGCGCTCAGTAGTATTTTCTACATCTAACTGGCTATTGATATATTCAATACGCATAAGCGCCCACTGCACACACTCTTGTTGAAGGTCATCACGTTCTACCCACTTGTTGTACTGGTTGTGTACAACACGAGCGATGCTAGGTACGATGTCATAGATGGAAGGGTTGAGTTCAGTCACAGTCAGGTAACACCAAATCTATTGTGTGCTGAATGTTCAGCAACTTGATAGCAAGGAAGTCTATGTAGTTACTAGCGTCAGCTAACTCTTCAATCAACTCTCTGATGGTATCTGCGGTGGTAAAGGATTCAAACTTCTGTCCTTGTGCTATTGCATACTGGTCGTGGCCCACGCCCTTGACTCTGTTAGCACGAAGGGAAGCAAAGGATTCAATGAAAGATGTTAAGTCTTCAGTTGATACTCCATCTGCACGGTAACCAACTACTGCAAGATGATCTACTAACGGGTTGCTGTTGGACATATTAGAAGAGTCTCCTTTTCGTAATTGATTTCCAAGATGTGAAAGCCCATAGTATGCAAAATCTGTACCATCTGTGCCCATTCACCCTTATCCATTTCCTTCACCTACCAGCAAGGCTGTCGTTGCTTCTGCACCGTGAGCCAAGTAGTAGTCGTTGATGTCCATATTAGGTGGAAGTGTAACAATAGTTCCGTTCAATACCTCGGAAGCAACGCGCTTAGAAAATTCAGCACCCGGATTAGTGCCATCTTCCTTGACGTCGTTATCACCTACAACATAGACGGTGTCATAACCATTGAGCAGCTTGGCAAAGTGTGGCTTCCAAGCCTGTACTCCAGGTACACCTACTGCTGGTATACCAAGGACTCCTGAGACTATGACTGTATCTAACTCGCCTTCACAAACCACAATGTGTCTACTCAGTATGGTTGTGTCAACGACGTTATAGAGATGAGCCTTCTGCCCAGTAGGGCTACCGTACTTAGGCTTACCATCATCTAACCTACGGAACTTAAAGCCTACGCAGTGGTTAAGGGCAGTGATGTATGGAATAGATATCCACCCATCTAGCGCCACGATTGCCTCTGGACTTATCTGCTGTGCGTATCGCTGCGCCGCTTCCAGCTGCAATTTCGACTGCGCGTTTGAGGCCATCGTTAAACTCCAAGTTCTCTAGTATGCAAACTATGTTTGCTGCATTACCACCCTTACCGCAGGTATGGCAGTAGTACAAGTTATCGTACGTATTCATTACAGCAGATCGTCTACTGTCGCTATGTAAGCAGCAACGCACACTAGCTGACTTACCTTCTCTTACTTCACCGCCAAAGAATCTAATGATTGCATCTATGGGGATTGAGTTTGCATCAACGGAACCTTTGTACCTGCCCGCTTTACGTACTCTGGACCAGTCTTGTGCTGGCATACGCACCCCTCGCATTGTTCGTGATGTGCTTCGCTAAGTTTAATTTGATTCAAGCGGTTGTATTCACCTGCATCTATACAAGGCTGGCAAATCACGCTTGGTCCAATTCCTCTTCCGGTAATTCTTCCTCTACTACTTCTACTGCTTCTTCTGCTGGAGCTTCGCTCCACGTTTCTGTACTTGTGATATCACCTTGTGGTGTTGGCATTATTGTTTCTCCTTTAGCCATTGTGTTAAGTCTTGGACCACCCAAGCCTTCTCTATGCCAGCGTTGCGACGCTTAACTACAACATAATGCAGTGGCACTTCCCCAATACCACGAGCCTTAGCGTAGTTAAGCGCCTCAACCTCTGCCTGTCTCCAGAACTCCGGCAAGTCTAGTCTTGCGGTGTTCTTGAGTTCTAGTATGTAGGTCTGTCCCGCGACAACACATACTAAATCACCTTCGTCATCTTTACCCGCTAGACGTAAGCGCTCAGCTAATACACCCAGTCCTCGAAACCATTTCATTACATCGATCTCGAAGGCTGCACCCTTAGCCTTGTTGTACTTTGGACTACTCATTCTTACCAGTATCGTAGACAGGGTTACCGTTCTCATCTGTCGTAATCTTAAATACTTTCAGTTCAATCAAGGCCATAATGAGGTTAGCCATATCAGACTTGAGCTGTTTGATTTCATTCTTTAGATACTGAATCTCTGTGTTAGCCATTAGACCGCTATCTCATTTCCGTATTCATCTTCAGGTATATAGTTACCAGTATATCCGTGCCTTGCATCGTTAGCCAGCATTGCTCCGTATGCGTTCTTATCTGATATCTGACAAGCGCCGTAACTTACGTTCAAGGTGGCGTAGGTCTTGCCATCTGCAGCGTGTGGACCAAAGCGGTTCTTTACTGCAGCTATCTTAAGCTCGTTGTATTCAGGATTATAGCCCAGTGTAAGTATCAGTGCTGGTAACTGACTGACCTTACCGTGAATAGCACGACGTGCTGGTGGTTCTGTAGGAGACCCGTACTCTGATTGCTCAGAGACGTGGTGCAATACTAGAACACAGGCTTCAGTCTTACGTGCCATATCGTGAAGCTCCATCATAATTGCACGAAGCCCCGCCCATTCGTTGTCTGTCTCTGCAGCTACATTCATAAGGTTATCTATGATGATCAACTCAGGGGCTTGGCCGTACAACTCGACATAAGCCTTAATCTCCAACTCGATATCATCGAGTGACGGACTGGAGTCAAAGACCCACTTGATGTGCTTGAGCTTCTCAAAGTGTACGTCGTAGTAATGGGAGTCAGAAGATAAGTTCTGCTCCACGTTCACCTGGTTATGACCAGATGTATGTGCTGCTGCTCTCATCATTACAGTAGTGGTATCAGTATCTGCTGAGAAGAACAGCGTTGGTACCTTAGCCTTGACTGCATAGATAAGTGCAAACATAGACTTACCAGCATTCGGTGCAGCTGCAACCATACAGACTTGTCCTCTTCGGAACTTAATCTGTTGTGCTGCTAGTGCATTCCATACATCAGGAAGAGGCGTTGCTTTAGTGAGGACTGTGCCCCACGCACGTTGTAGATCAAGCAACGTCTTCCTCCCTCAGTATGATGTTTAATTGTCGTCTAGCAATCTGACGCTGCCTAGGTAATAGACCGCCCCAGATTCCGTATATCTCTTTTTTAATTCCCCACTCTGCACATTCAGTTTGATGAGGACAAGATTGGCAAATGTTTCTTGCCATAGCAATTTCTATATTGCCAAATGGTTGCCCTTCCTTTTCAGGAAAGAACAAGTCACCACCTATCTCAGCGCAGCTTGGGTTCTCATAGAACCTTGGCTCGCGCATACATTAACGAACCCAGATAGTCTCGCACTTATCTATCGCACCCTTAGGTGATGGACACATATAACCCTGCCAAGGTCCACGTGCTGATGTGCCTGTCTTAAAGGACATCGGTCCGTGCTTACATACCTTCGCACCTGGCTCTGCTGGTGCTGCTGCTGGAGCAGCAACTGGTGTTGCATTGAATGCCTGTGTGATAACAGCGTTAGCTGTTGCTAGTGCGCTACCACCTGATAGTTCACCTGCTGTTGACTTGATGAGTGCTGCGACCATTGATAGGTCAGTAAGACCTGTCTCATCTGGAACTTTGTGTTTTCGTTTGCAGCCATTTACTTTCCTCCACTTGTTTTGATATTGAGTCTTACAGATTCGTTACCGATTGTCTTCGGTACAAACCCCAGAAGTTTCTCAACTTCCTTTGCATCAACTGTCTCACGACCTTTGACTGTTGTCCAACTGATTTCAACGCCACTAGCAGTAGTGCCAGTAGAGCCTTGTAAAGATTCTTTCAAGGACTCTCGTTCCTTTTCCAGCTCTTTAATCTTGCTATCTAACTGTAAGTAATGCAGTGCGTGCTTGTCAACTTCTTCGTCCTCAATCACGACTTCACTAAGGACGATACGTTCTTTCTTTAAACCACCGCAACCCATCTCTTCTGTTGCATCGTAGTACTGGCAGTAGTCCTTGCAGAAACTAGCATCCTTCTCAGGTTCAGGCAACGTCGCAGACTTCTTAACATTATCTAACCAAGACATAGCAGCAAGTGCCATCGTCTCATCGTAAGGTTCTGTATGTACCTTGATGTCTTTCTCGGCACCATCTCTAGCAATAGCAACTAGGTTAACTGTCTTAACCTCATAGCCATTCTTAGATAGTAGATAACCATAGAGCTGTACCTGCCAACGCTGTTGGTTAGATGGAAAGTAACTAAGGTTCTTAATCTTAGAAGTCTTCCAGTCAATGACAGCACCAGT